AGATTTTTTAATATCATAAAAAATATCTTGCTTTACTGACACATTAACTCATAATATACGGCATGGCATACCGAAATATCTTTTATGATATTAAAAAATCTATAGTTCATCTTTGGACTTGGAATGAACTAGGCGAAAGAACTAAAATAGAGACTTCATTTGAACCATATTTGTTTGTTGAGAACAAGGACAGTTCTGATGCAGTCTCTATTTTTAATACATCTCTCAGAAAGTTAAAATTTAATAATCAATATGAGAGGGCAAGATATGTAAAAGATACTCCATTGAAAAGGTTGTTCTATAATATAAACGTAGAACAACAATTTCTACTCGACACGTTTAAAGACGAAGTTGATAAGCCGAATTTTGGCAACCATTCGTTGAAAATATTTTATTTGGATATTGAAACAAATGCAACCGATCACTTTTCAACACCAGAAGAAGCATCTGATCCAATTAATCTAATAACAATTTTTGATTCATTGGAAAAAAAATATTACACGTGGGGATGTAAAAATTATTCAACTTTAGATGAAGATGTAACATATTTTAAATGTAAAAACGAACAAGATTTACTGAGAAGTTTTGTTAAGTTTTGGAAAAATGATCCACCAGATATTGTAACTGGGTGGAATATTCAAGGGTACGATATTCCATATATCATGAATAGACTTACTATTATTTTTGATGATCAATATAATAAAAAACTTTCACCCGTTGAAAGAATTCAATTCATAGAAAATGCATCAGTAAACAAACTTGGTAGACAAATTGACCGATGGATTATAAAGGGCGTTAGTATTCTAGATTACATGGAATTATATGAATCTTTGTGTGGCGGTAAAAGAGAATCGATGTCATTGAATTATATCTCAGAATTTGAGCTTGGGGATTCTAAAATAGCAATTGGGAGTACATCATTATCGACATTAGCTGATACTGATTGGTTTAAATTCGTTGATTATAACATACAGGACGTTAGACTGTTAATAAAGTTAGAAAATAAATTAAAATATTTAAAATTAGTTCAAAACCTTTCTTATCGTGGATTTATTCCATTTGAAAAATCAATGGGAAAGGTTTCAATGATTACTGGAGCAGTTGCACACCAAGCACTGAAACAAAAACTTATAATCCCAACCTTTAATGATGAAAATATAAAACAAAAATTTGCTGGTGGCTTTGTGTATGAACCAATTCCGGGTTTATATGAGAATATCGTAACATACGATGCAAACAGTCTATATCCAAATACAATCATAACATTAAATATTTCACCCGAAACAAAAATTGGTAAAATTATAGAAAAAAATAAAGGTGAAATTAAAATTAGATTGATTAATGGTAAAGAAATGTCATTAACGGAAGAACAATTTGAAAGAATTGTAGAAAAAGAAAAACTGAGCATCACAAAGGCTAATATTTTATATACACAAAAATTCAAAGGGGTTATTCCAAATCTCATTGATAGACTCTATCAAGATAGAGTGAATGCAAAAAATAAGATGTTAAAGGCAAAAAAAGATCTTGATAAAGAAACCGATGATCAAATAAAATTATCGTTAATTGAACAAATTAACGATAATGACATTCTCTCAAACGTGTATAAAACTTTTTTGAATTCAATTTATGGCATTTTCTCTCAAATATATTCACCATTATTTGATATTGAACATGCGGAAAGTGTAACTTTGACTGGGCAAGCTGTTGTAAAACAAGGCTCTCAAATTATATATGAATATGCAAAATCAAATGGGTTTACGGGACCAATTGAAGAAATTTGCGTGTATCAAGACACTGATAGTGAATTTTTCTCTTTTGATACAATTTTTAAAAATAACAAAATTAATTTATCGAATGGTGGTAATATAATTTCAGATCAAGCATATTCGCTGATAAAAGAGTATGGTGATGTTTTAAATAAAGAGATAAATGAATGGGCCAAAAAAGAATTAAAGTCTATAGATTCTAGATATTTCTTCAAAAGAGAGAAAATTTGTGATGTTGCTTTATTGCAAGCTAAGAAATTTTACATTCTTCATATTTTAGACAAGGAAGGTAATATACCTAAAGACGATGAAATGTTTGAATATAAGGGAATCGAAGTAGCAAAATCTATTTTGTCTAAAGAGGTTAAACATCTAATTAAAAATATTATAGAATCTGCTATTTTAGCAAAAGAAAGAAAAAAAGCGATTCGTCTTTTCCATAATGCATATGAAAAATATTGTAATATGTCCCCAGAAGAGATAGCTTCAAGAAAAAAGGTTAACAATTATCAAAAATATAAAACTGATTATAATGATGAAACTGGTGATTTTGCAAAAGGAACACCGCATCATGTTAAAAGCTCAATAAATTTCAATGATGCTTTGAAAAAGATGAACATAGATTCAAAATATCCACTAATCCAAAATGGAACTAAAATGAAACACTTTTATTGTAAGAAAAATGCATATGGGTATGAATCTATTGGGTTCATCGACATTTATCCAAAGGAACTATTGTCTGTAGTTGCTCCAAATTATAAATTTATGTTTGAAAAAAATATAATTCCGGTTGTTAGTAAAATTTTTAAAATTATTGGTTGGCCGATACCAGCAATTGGATGTGAAGAATATACTGATTTAAATGAATTATTTTCATAAGAAAAATTTTTAAAACTTTTTCATATTATTATTATTTATTCTGTTGATTTTTTTTAAAAATATATTAATATATTAATTGATATGAGTAATCAAAACACCGAAAACACAGAAAACAACAATACCTCAACTTCAATCGCATTTTTAGATGCAATCGGAAGAACTATTCTTTGCGAAAGGGTTGAATCAACAGAAACGCAACTTAAAGTTAAAAATCCAGTTGTATTACATGTTGTACCAGCAGATAATTCTGGAAAAATGTCAGTTCAACTTCTTCCAATTTTCTTTAGAGAATTTTTGGCGGATAAAACTGGAGATGTCATCTTTTCATATGAAAAGAAGAATATCACAATGACAGATATTGATGCTTTAGATTTTAGACTACAGGCACAATATTCGCAAATGTTTAATAAGCAAAATACATTTACTGCACCACAACAACAGACAGCAGCACCATCGCAAAGTGTGATTAATTTATTCGATGAATAATTAAAATTAAAAAATAAATTAGCTAAAACCTCAAAATTGACTTTTTGAGGTTTTTTGCTATTATAGTTATATGGCAAAAATAAAAAAAGAAAACACGGATGAAATTGAAAACGTTGGATCAATCGACGATGCATTTAAAGTTTTAGATGGACTAAATCCAAGTGCAGCTTTTTTAAATGAAAATTCACTATCAAACGTAAAGGATTGGATCGATACTGGTAGCATGGCACTAAATGCGATTATATCGGGTTCTCTTTACGGCGGAATCCCAATGGGAAGACTATCAGGATTTATCGGACCAGAATCTTGCGGAAAAACCTTAATGGCAAATAAAATTATGGCTAATGCACAAAGGAAAGGCATGCATGTTGCATATTTCGACACTGAAGGCGCCTTGGATCAAGAAACCGCAACAAGATTAGGTTGTGATCCTTCAAAAATTAAACATGTTCCAATTGAAATCACAGAGCAATGTCGAAATCAAATTATTAAGTTCCTTGATATGGTAATAGAAAAAAATTTACAAGGAAAATTTCTTATTGTCATAGATTCATTGGGAAATTTAATAACAACACAGGAAAAAAAGAAAATAGACGAGGGTAGTGATACTCCGGACATGGGAAATAGAGCAAAAGCACTTAAAAGCATGATGAGAGCCATCACACACTCAGCATCCAAGGCAAATTGTCCGGTTGTATTCACCAATCACATCTACGATGACCCATCGCAACTCCACCCATCCGCATTAAAAAAACAAGCGGGTGGATCTGGCCCATTATACATGGCATCTGTGATTGTACAGATGGCGAAGAAAACAGAACGCGTTAGTGATAGTAAAAATAAAGATTCAAATGAAGAAACAACATTTCTATCTAAAGATATTAATGGACTCACACTCAGAGCACTAACAACAAAAAATAGGTTTGTAGTTCCTTTTTTGGAATGTGAGATGTATTTAAATTTTAAAACTGGTCTTAACAAATATTCTGGGTTAGTTGAACTCGCGGAAGCATATAAAGTTATCGAAAAACAAGGCCATAGATATGTTTTAGATGGTGAAATGCTTGGATTCTTTAAAGATTGGAAGACGAATGATGATATTTGGAATAAAATTCTTCCGAAACTGGAAGAGAAGTTAAAAATAGAACTTTCATTCAATAATGAAACGCCAAATGATGGTTTAGAGTAGGTTTTTATTGCTTTTTTATAAAAGATATAATAGTATATTTTATATGGCAGTAAAAACTCTACCTTTAGATTTAGATCATTTTGAAAAAATTATAATTTACAATTCTTTAGTTGAACAAACTTATTTAGAAACAATAATTGAGCATACGGACCCTTCTTTTTTTAAAGAAAAACGTCATTCTGTTATTTTTTCTTTGTTAAAAGATTTTTATAATGAGAATAATATTCTTCCGAATCTAACTGAACTCAAATCATATTTAACAACAGCAGAACAGAAGGAATTTTTTAAGGAAATCATTTTATCATTCAATGCGATTGATAAAAATTACAACAAAGATTTGTTATTAAAGAACACTGAAAGGTTTTTAAAAGAAAAAGCAGTTCTCTCTACAGTAATAGATACATCTGTAAACTTACAGGGCGGAAATGTTGATACAGCATCAATCTTAAAACGATTTGAATCTGCGTGTGGTATATCATTAGTCGATAATATTGGGTTTGATTACCTTGAACAGATTGATGATCACTGCGAGGACTTACAAAAGGTTTTCAATACCCTGTCAAGCGGATGGAATTGGTTAGACAAAAATCTAGGAGGTGGGTTCATGGCAGATGGACGAGCATTATATGTATTTTTCGGTATAACCAACGTCGGAAAGTCGATTTTTCTAGGAAATATCGCTACTAACATCTTAAATCAAGATAAAACAGTAGTTCTAATAAGTTTGGAGATGCCAGAACAGGTTTATGCAAAAAGAATATCAGCACAATTATCAAAAATTCCTTGTGATGACCTTCGTTTGCAGATTAATCCGCTTAAAAATTATTTAAATCAATATAAAGTTAAAAATAAGTCATCTAAATTGATTATTAAAGAATTTCCACCGAAATCTGTCACGGTTCTTGCAATTAAAAGTTATTTAAAAAAACTTCTAAAGAATAATATAAAACCAGATGTGATAATAATCGATTACTTGAATCTTATTGCACCACCAACTAACGGATTGAGTTCATATGAATCAATCAAACAAATAACTGAGTCAATTAGAGCATTGTCATATGATTTCAGTTGTCCAATTATATCAGCAACACAGGCAACCAGAGCAGCAGTAACAGCATCTAAACCAGAATTAGACAAAACCAGCGAATCTATGGGACTATCCCACACAGTTGATGCACAAATTTCGATTTGGACCGAAGAAGGTGATTCAGATTTAGGTATAATCCACATGGGAATTGAGAAAAATAGGTTCGGACCAAGACAAGTGTATTCACATTTAGAGATAGATTATCCAACATTGTCATTATCAGAACCAAGTGATGTTATGGCTGAGTTCGT